GCCATCTGGTCTGCACTGTTCTCGTCACCGGTCAGGACCTTGTAAATCGGGTCAATGATGACTGCGATGTAATTTTTCTTCAAAGCTCGACGAATAAGTTTAGGCGCTAGCTTGTCCATCGGTACAGTCTTCCCACGAAGATTCCAGATATCGATATTCTGGATGCTTTTAGGTGGTAATCCCATAGCTTGATAAACGTCACGGAAGCGATGTAAAGCGGATGGTCTATCTAGCTCCAGGTTGACGTATAAAACACGTCCTTGAGTACAATCCCAACCCAACCACTTCTTCCCTTCAGCAATCGCGATTGACATCTCAATCAAAGCGAATGACTTGCCAGCCTTAGACGGTCCAGCAATCAGCATCTTGTGACCTTGACGAAGGACACCTTTTATCAACTCAGGAGCCAATTCTGGCAAGTTATCCCAGCTGTCGGCCAATCCTTCAGGATCAGGTAAATCATCGTTCAAATCTTCGATGTATTGATACCATTCATCCCAATCGGTCTTACCAATATTCGTATCTACCAAGAATTGCTTCTGTCCATTACGGATGAACCCAGGCATACGAGATAGTCTACTTGGATTTCGATTCTGTGTATCGACGATAATGCCGTTCTTTTGACAAATCTTATAAAGATAATCAACCCTATTACGGTATTCTTCGTAATTCTTGGCATCTACTTTGACGATGGCATGTAGTGACTTGTTTCCGCTATGCACCAAGGCAACAATCGGCAATTCAAGTTCTTTGTAAATGGCGTTCTGCTTATCGATTGGCATACTATCGGATTCAACCAAGGCGTATCTGAAATCTGTCACGTTTTCATTTTTTGCACCTTTCCCGTCCATTGGATTGAAACGAACCCATGCACCAGCTTCTTCGTGATAGTCACCTAAGACTGCACCGATATCACCATTGCACTGACTCAACTCTTTAATAAGCTGGCCAGCCGTCCTGTCGTAAGCTCCCTTCGTTGGCAACCATTTGACAATCTCGCCTGTTTCATCGTCAGTCTTTGGATAACATTCAGTCACATAACCAACATTTTCGCTAGCCTCAAAGAGCGTTTCGAGGTATTTGATAATTTCCTGAACCGGGTTCCAAATAGTTGGCTCATGGATTTCCTTACCTTCAATCCAGTCTTTATCAATAACACGATAATCACGGTCTATTGTATCGGTCCAGCCTAACTCATGTGCATTCTCGCTATCGTAGCTGGATTGCGACACCCAGCCATTTTCTTTAGCAAGTTGGGTAATCGTCGCACCAGTCACAATCGTTCCTGCTTGTTCGTTGAAAGTATCCCATTTCTTGAAACACTCAAATTTCTTGTATCGGCTATCATTTTGTGACCAGTTATCCCAGTCGGATGCTGTATATCCTTCATGTTTAAGAGCCATACCGACATTGACCCACGTCTGATAATCTACCGTGGCAGGATTGATGTAATCCAGCAACGGCAACAAATTAAAATCATTCTCTGCCACTATCTCCTCCTTCTTAATTTAGTACATATTCAGCTGGTCGCACGCTTGTCGGAACTCTCCAACCATTAGCTGCTATGCGATTAATCATATTTTTAGCTTCTTCGAACGGCCACATTCCCACATCTTTGAAACCATATCTTTCGAGTAATCTGATTTGCTTAGGTGTTGTTAAGCCTTCTTGTTGTCTTTTGTTAAGTCTATCTAGTAATAGATTCGCTTTACCTGCGTTTCCAATCTCATCAGTAAAGATGCCGTATTTCTCAAGAGCTTTAATTTGCTTATCACTAGCAGGTGCCATCTCCCATCCAAAGTTAGGTACGTAGTTTGATAAATCTTCAGCATGGATAGACATTTCAAATTGCAATGGATCCACTAATTTGCGTTTACGCTTACGCATTTCTTCCAATTGTTTGGCCAAAGCTTCCTCACGTTGAGCGACTACGTCTTCTGCAGCCTTGACTTCCATATCTTCAAGGTCAAGCATTACACCAGTTTGCTCTTCCATGTTCTCAACCATCTTTTGAGCAACTTCTGGAATCTCACAAATCAAGTGAGCTGGTCTGCAAAGCTCGTGTCGTTCAGTATGCCAGAGAAAATCCAGTAAGAGTAGTTCTTCTTTTCCTGGATGTAAACGAGTACCACGCCCCACCATCTGGCTATACAAAGCACGCACTTTAGTAGGTCTCAGCACTACCACGCAATCCACTGAAGGGCAATCCCAACCTTCAGTCAAGAGCATCGAATTACAAAGCACGTTGTAACGGTCTTTCTCAAAGTCTTCTAAGATTTCTGCACGGTCCTTGGACTCTCCATTGACTTCGGCAGCACGAAAGCCTTTTGCATTTAGGATATCGCGAAACTTCTGCGAGGTCTTTACCAGTGGCAAGAATACAACTGTTTTGCGGTCAGCGCATTGCTTGACCATTTCATCTGCTATCTGCTCAAGATATGGATCTAATGCTGTTCCGACATCGCTCGCCTTGAAATCACCTGCCGACATGCTCACATTTGATAAATCTAAGCTAAGCGGAATTGTCAAAGCCTTGATTTTAGATAAGTAGCCTTCTTTGATAGCTTGTACCAACGAATATTCATAAGCAAGGCTATCGAAGTAGGAGCCAAGGTTTTTCATATCTCCACGGTCAGGCGTAGCTGTAACACCCAGCACATCCGACTGCTCAAAATAACCAAGTACACGTTGGTAGCCATCTGAGATAGCGTGATGGGCTTCATCAACTACAATCGTATCGAACCAATCAGGAGGAAATTGACTAAGTCGCTTCTCTCTCTGCATGGTCTGAACTGAGCCAACGACTACTCGATACCAAGAACCGATAGAAGTATTCTCTGCTTTCTCTAAGGCCGTACCAAGTCCTGTTGCAGTCTTGAGCTTGTCGCTAGCCTGCTCTAACAATTCAGACCTATGAGCAAGGACAAGTACACGCTTGCCCTCTCTCACTTGATCTTCGATAATTTTGGAAAAAACAATCGTCTTTCCACAACCTGTTGGCAGTACTAAGAGCGTGCGCTTGCGACCTTTAGCCCATTCAGCTTGAACAGCTTCCCGTGCTTCCTGTTGATAAGGTCTTAATTGCATCCCTTACCTCCTAGAATTGCCCAGCTTGATATCCAGCTTGTCCTTGCGGTTGTTGCGCAAAATTCGGTTGCTGTGGTTGCTGGTAGCTTGCTTGTGTAGTTTGTCCTGGTTGTTGGTTCAATACTTTTGTATGATCCACATCTTCAGGATAGAGCATAGATTTGACTTCGTTATAATTATTTTCCTTGTACTGTCGAGTTCCGACTTTACATACACCAGTTGCACCTATGATGGTATTCCAGTTCATGCGAAGCGGTTCACCTTTTTTCTTTTGGCCAATTGCAGCAAAGAAAGCAGATAGCATTCCTTCAGTTGAGCTGTGTAAGAATAGATTGTGACGCAATTCGGTTTCACCTTCGTTAGCTACAATCTTAATGCTGACGATAGCCTTGTTACACGCTGGTAATTTCCCTGGATTTTGCGGATTCGGCGTGTGTCGTGTGCGTTCCATGCCAACGACTGTAAAATAGTACAATCCATCAGGTAGTAGGACGTATTCCGAGTCTTTTTCAATCGTATCTTCCCATCCAAATTCGCGTTCAAAGTTGTTGTATTGTGGTTGTGTCATGTTGTTTTTCTCCTTATGCTAAAATTGTGATTTTATCGTTGTTTGCAAGTTCTGTTTTTAAATAATCTGAGATGTTTTTAACAGCATCTAATTTCCATTTGCCCCCATCCGCTTCAAAGAGAGCTAGATTCGCTGATTTGTTAACTCTGAATACAAACTGACTTGCTGGTTGTTCTACTTCATTGAAGGTACGATATGGTCGTAAGGTTACTGGATTTGGAGTCTTAGCCTGTGCTAGACTTGCTACACCATCACGAACAGTCACCGTTTGTGTAACACCGTTATCTTGAGCCTCTGCCCCTTTTTCGATTTTTAAGTGACTAGCAAAATCTAAAACTAGATTGCGATCTGCATCATTGATAAACATAGATTGCAACATAATATTAAACTCTTCCTGATTACACCAATGACTAAAGGGAATAACCGGAACAGATGCCTTTACAGATACAAGTTGAGGACGTTTGCCATATTCAACATCCACTTGATCATACACGGAAACTCTTTGACAACTTTCTACCACCACTACAAGTCTACGACCACCGATAAAGTCGTTATCTGACTTGAGATAATCAACTAAACTTTTGAGTGTTTGAAGTTCAAGAATCGGTGCATATTTGCGAGGTCTAAGCTCTCTGAAGTCATGCTTATTAATGTCAAAATATTCCTTTCCGTTTGATGAAGAAATAATTTTATTTTCTTTTTCTGCTAACTCAACTGCATAAGATAATGCTTCTTTAAGATTTTCTGTCATAGTTAGTTACCTGCTTTCTTTTTGTTGTAATCAATAATATTTGTATTTTGTTGTTCGACGTTTTCGATGAGTTCCCCAGTATCTGTTCTCATGTCACCATTGTCATCAAAGTAAGTTTGCCCAGGGATACCACTTTTAAGTTCATTAGCGTGGATTTTACCAGCATCATCACGACCTACAATGACAGTGGTTGCAACACCTTTTTGCGGTGCCAATGTAGATTTGACTTCCATACCTGTCTTAACGACAGTACGTTCATCATCTGTTGACATCGTCAGCGTAATAGTGACCTTACGAGTAGCCTTAGCTTCCGTATTTGGATCTAAAATGTTATCAAGGACTTTTTCAAGTTCTTTGTCAACCTTTTCTTGTAAGGCTGTATTGGCGATTTTTGACAAATCAATTTTAATAGTTTTATCTTTCATAGATACCTCTTGTTATACCTTGCTATGATTTCTAATTCCCAAAATCTACACCGTAAAGGGTAATTCTGGTTCTTTTCTAACTTGATTTTCAATAACTTCCACAGTTGCTTGCCAATGAGCGACAATCATATCCCAGTAGTCAGTCGGGAAACTTTCAATAGGAGTCCCTAGTGGAAAATGCCCGCGAATGTAAGCGACTTTTTGAAGTTCTTCTTCTGTCACGTTTCCTTGCGCCATGAGGTCTGTCAAACTCTTTGGCAAATTCGTGTGATATTGCGCAGTCGTTGCCTGTGGTGTGCTAGGAGCTTCATTTTGAGGGTTTTCAGCTACATGCGACATATCGAGAGGCAATTCTTCTTGAACTTGTTCAGGGGCTTGCTGTACGGTCTGCTTAGGTGCTGGGGCTACTGGAGGTTGTGGCGGAATAGATTGCGTTTGTTGACTCGCAAAGATATAAGCGATTCCAGCGTAATGAAATGGCATTTCGTCAGGTAAGCCATGTCGATTCTTGGCATCCCACGCTGGGCAATGGTTGGTATACATCACACGCTCACCGCCTTGCGCTTTCTTCTTACCGTTATCAGTCGTCATGACCAAGGTCTTGTAATTGGCAAATAGAACCATGTCTGCCCATTCTTTGACAAGCGGTGCCGTCTTAGAACCTGTCTTTTGGCCAAGTTTCAATTCGTATCGGTCGTAAGAACCCATCTCGTCCGGCTGTTCAAACTTCTTGATTTGAGCGTGTGCAGTCAATACTACATTGATCCCCATATCAACTAGGTCAGATAAGACATTTAAGAAACGTCCCATTTCTTCCTGAACATAGGTATAACCTTTACCCCAACCAAAGTCTTCAATCCCTTGTTTTCCATGTTGCGAACAGATGTAATTAACTGCCAAAGCTTCTGCCCAGTCGATTGTGTCGATAACGAGTGTCCCACACTCAGTCGGATTTGCCTTAATAAAAGCAATCTCATTGATGAGCATGGTCCAGCTGGTCGGCTTGTCGAGTCGTGCCACGTCCATGTTATCTGTCGAACCTTCCGTGTCGATGAAGACCGCATTTGGAAATTCAGCGGCAAACGTGGACTTGCCAATTCCTTCAGGACCGTATATAACTACTTTTTGAGCTCGCGCCCGTTTTCCTCTTGTGATTTGCATGTTTAGTCATCCTCCAATCCATTTGCCAAAATAGCAAGAAGCTTTTTGAACGACTCAGATTTTGAATTCTCGGTTTTGTCTGTTAAATCTTCCGGTTCTTCACCGTCAAGTGTTTTAAACTCATACGTTGCAGTCACTTCGAGTAATTCACAATTTAATGCATTCGCTAGTTTTGTAAAATCTTCAATTTGTACTTTTGTTGCTTCAACTTCATTTTTAGCAGCACGTTTCATTCCTTCTGTATATTCTGCTGAATAAGCAAGAGTTTGTTCTTTGCTTTTATATTTCGATAAAAATTCACCTGTTTTTTTGTTACGAAATACGATAAAAGTTTCTGTTTTTTTCATGATTGTTCTCCTTTAATTTTTAAAATCCACCTTGCCATGTTTTTGGCGTTTGTGCCACCTCTGGCTTCACGCTATACCCGTCTTCAATCAGGATGCTACACTCATCTCCTGTTGAAACTCTAGTCGCGATTGCTTGCAATCCTTCCTGCTCAAGCCATGCGCCGAATTCTTGTAGAGTCAGCTGATCCATTTGTTCCAGCTTGTCAATCAACACAAAACCACACTCTGGTTTCAATTTACGCACGATTGCAGTCGCTACCTGTAGTTGCTGACTACCAGACATGTTATCCCAGCGCTGGCCAAGATAGAGCAATTCGCCATCATCAACGGACAAACCAGATAAAGGTAAATCTGCGTTAGTAAGCAGGTCTGTCTTCTGCTTGCGGATGTCAGCAATAACAAGGTCTAATTCACGATATTGCTCGCGATAACCCTTGGCATCTTCTTCTGCTTTATCCTTGTCCAGATTAGCACGCACTTTACGATTGATTTCGTCAATCTCTGCGATGTTGTTTTCAATCTCCTCAGTTGATTCATCGAGAAGGTCCATAGCATCGGTATTCGCGATAGCCAAGTCTTGAGCTAACTGACTTTCTTTTACTTTTGCGTCAGCCAGCAATTGCTCCAATCGTTCAACCTCTGCAGTTGCTGAAGCATGTTGATTTTGGATAGATACCAAATTCTGACGTTTGCGAGCATTCTCGCCATTCTTAGCGAGGATATCCTGTTGTTGTTGGATA